TCGTGGAAGAGTGGTTGGCATCGCCTCAAACCTCCTTATATTACAGCCTTCAGGTAATGGGAGACGTACAAGATAAGAGCGATGCGTATGCAGCATTAGATCAAGAAGACGTTGATGATTACTTGCAGGGTATTTTACAAGAAAACCCGATAACCTGCGATTGTCAAGAATGAAAAACCCTTATGAAAAATTACTCAATAGAAAGAGAACTTGGAACCCAGTCCAAACCACAGCTGGTGAGCTTAAACACGGAGCTGAAGAGGCCATCTACCGTGCTCTCGCAATACGCCATATGGAGCTACCAGTTGGCGAGTTTATTACAGAGGCACTTGAAAAAGAGGTTCCCGAATCTGCACGGACTCTTCTAGAATCAAACGTTAAGGATGAGATCAAACACGATCTCGCCCTTAGCTATATCACCAATGCCATAGGCGTTGATGAAAAAGCAGAAGCAGAGGCTTTCAAGCTAAGAGATGCTTGGGAGTCTCACCCTGATCACACTATATTAAAAGCATTGGTAGCGGAACGTGCTATATTCTTTGTTATTTTGCCTTTCTTTAGGTTTTGTGGCGATCCTGGTCTCAGAACAGTATCAGCTGATATTTCCAGAGATGAACAAATACACGTGGCTTGTAATAGTCTCGTCTGTTCTGCTATGGGTCTACGCCCTAGTAATTCTTTGGACAAACTTAGGAAGGCCACAATTAATTGGATCTTTCAACCACTAGGTATAAATACTACCGATAAATATTTGGACAAAAATTTTTGGCTGGATTCAAGTGATCGATTAATGTATGAGGGCAAAGCACCTCAACTTTCTGACACCAGATCAGCCCGTATGCCAGCTTTCTTTGAACATGCAAACACAAATCTACCCCAGTACGCTTAAGGTTTATTCCGATAAGCTAGAAGGATTGGTTGCCGATCTTGAACAGAAGTTCGCTTGGCAACCTGTACATCCTAAAGAAGAACTTCCATCCATCATGTACCGAGCTGGACAAGACAGTGTGGTACAATATATAAAACAACTATTAGATGAAGACTAATGTGCAGAAGAAGTAGAAAATCAACTCCATTACCACCACCTCCTCCTATCCAACCAAGGGTAAGGAATCAGATGACAACATCTCAAGTAACAAGAGCACTACCTGATGAAAGAGATTTACTTGATCCCGATGAAGTATCAGGAGTACAATATGGAACAAGTAAAAAGAAAACAGGACCAGCTGGAGCTAAGAAAACAGGTACAGCTGCATTAACTATACCATTAAATCCTGGTGCAGGTGGTGGTGGAGGACTTAACGTATGATGAAGGCAAAGGAGAGATACTCTAAACTATCTACAGGAAGATCACAATTTCTTGATGTAGCTGTTGAGTGCTCAGAACTTACCTTACCATACTTAGTACAACACGACCTTAGACAAAGAGGAAACACTAAAAGTTTAGTACAGCCTTGGCAATCAGTTGGAGCCAAAGCTGTTGTAACTTTAGCAGCTAAACTAATGTTAGCTATGCTCCCTCCACAAACTAGTTTCTTTAAACTACAAGTCAGAGATGATAAGTTAGGAGAGGAACTAGATCCATCAATGAGAAGTGAGTTAGACTTATCTTTCTCTAAGATGGAGAGAATGGTAATGGATTACATCGCTGCATCAAGTGATAGAGTTGTAGTTCATCAAGCATTAAAGCATCTGATTGTATCAGGTAATGCTCTTATCTTTATGGGTAAGGATGGTCTAAAACATTTCCCATTACAAAGGTATGTTGTAAACAGAGATGGTAACGGAAACTTAATAGAAATAGTTACTAAAGAATTAATTAGTAGAAAGGTTTTAGGTGCTGAACTGCCTGAACCAATACCTAATGCACCTGGTGATGATGGGTATAAAACAGGTTCAGAAGAAGACGACGTAGAAGTATACACTTGCGTTAAACTAGATGAGAAGAGTGGTCGTTGGGTTTGGTATCAGGAAGCAGAAGGTATTATACTTCCTAATAGCCGTAGCACAGCACCGAAGTCTGCCTCACCTTGGTTAGTTCTTCGTTTTAATACAGTCGATGGAGAGGACTACGGACGTGGTAGAGTAGAAGAATTTATAGGAGACCTAAGATCACTTGATGGGCTATCACAGTCCCTTGTAGAGGGTGCTAGTGTAGCATCTAAAGTTATCTTCCTAGTGTCACCTTCAGCTACAACTAAACCACAAACCTTATCCAAGGCTGGCAATGGTGCTATCATACAAGGTAGACCAGAAGATGTAGGAGTTGTTCAAGTAGGTAAGACAGCTGACTTTGCTACAGCTTCTCAACTTGCACAGCAAATAGAAAGAAGAATACTAGAAGCTTTCCTTGTACTTAATGTAAGGGATAGCGAACGTACTACAGCAGAAGAAGTTAGGATGACACAACAGGAATTAAATGAACAGCTTGGAGGTCTCTTCAGCTTGTTGACAATTGAATTCCTTGTACCATATTTAAACCGAACGTTGCTAGTACTACAGCGTAGCAATCAGCTACCTAAATTACCTAAAGATCTAGTACGTCCTAAGATAGTAGCTGGAGTTAATGCTCTAGGTAGAGGACAAGATAGAGAAGCACTTACTACATTCATTCAAACTATAGCTCAGACATTAGGTCCAGAAGCATTGATGAAGTTTATAGATCCTAGTGAAGCTATTAAGAGATTAGCTGCAGCTCAAGGTATAGATGTATTGAATTTAGTCAAGACAGCTGAACAGTTAGAGCAAGATTTACAACAAAAGCAATCTGAATATGCTACTCAATCTCTAACAGATCAAGCAGGTCAACTAGCATCTACACCATTGATGGATGCTTCAAAAGATCCTGATGCTCAAGATAGAATTGATGCATTAAGTGATGCAATTACACAACCACCTGAATAATTATGGCAGAAACATTAACATATGATCCTGGTACTAGTGATGTAACTAGTTCTGAAAACCTAACTGAACAAGAACAAGAGTCTCTTAAGGTAGGTGAAGAACTAGCTAATCAACAAGAACAATTACTAGCAGGTAAATATAAAGATGCAGAAGAACTAGAAAAAGCTTATGTTGAACTTCAAAAAAAGCTTGGAGAAAAAGGTTCTGAAGATAGCGAGGAAACTGGGGACACCGAATCTTCTGACAGAGAAACAGACACAGAAGAAGAGGAAGAAACTGAAGAAGTATCTCCAGCAGCTGAACTAATTAACTCAGCTTCAGAAGAGTTTGAAAAGTCAGGTGAATTAACACCAGAGACTATGAATAAATTCACTGAGATGAGTAGTAAAGATTTGGTTGAAGCTTATATGCAGTTACAAAAAGATTCTCCAGTTGCAGAACCTGATGGAGATATATCTGATGCACAAGTAAATCAAGTTAAGAACTTTGCTGGTGGAGAACAAGCTTATTCTAATATAGTTAACTGGGCTAGTGAAAACTTAGACCAACAATCTATTGAAGCCTTTGATAATATCGTTAATAACGGTAGTGTCGAAGCTATAAAGTTAGCTGTGTCTGGTTTGAAGAGTCAGTATGAAGCAGCTAATGGATACGAAGGTACTATGTATAGTGGTAAAGCTCCTAATAATAGTAGAGATGTATTCAGAAGTCAAGCTGAATTAGTTAGAGCTATGGGTGATCCTCGTTATGAAAACGATCCAGCTTATAGACAAGATATAATAAATAAATTAGATAGATCTGACAACTTACAATTCTAAAACCATGGCAATGATTTATAATCCATCCGCAAGAGCCAATGATTTCCATGTTACCTATATGGTAAATGCTACAGGGGATCGTTGGTTCGTACCCTATAATAAAAATAGTGGAACGTCTGATCAAGTGACTAGATGTGATGTATTAGTTGGTGATACCGCAGATGGTACACCAGCAGGTAGTGCAACGGTGGCATCATAATGGATAAAAAGAAAAAGAAAAACAAAAAGAAAAGGGATAACCTTTTAATAAGAACTGCTAAAGGAGTAGGTAATTGGCTTAATGAAGAGAGTGCAGCCGCTAGAGAGGATGGTGCTGCAGTAAGAAGATTAAAAAAGA